CGAGCAGCACCTGTGGTACCCGCTGCCCGGCCCACAGACCACAGCGTTCAACAACCGGGCCGACATCATCGGCTTCGGTGGTGCAGCTGGCGGCGGCAAGACCGACCTGGCCTGCGGCAAGGCGCTGGAGCAGCACCTCAAGGTCATGATCATGCGCCGCGAGGGCACGCAGCTGCAGGGCGTGCTCGACCGCCTGACCTCGCTCGTGGGCTCACGCCAAGGCTACAACGGCCAGGACCGCATCTGGCGTGATGCCGGGCCTCGCAGTGTGCAGATCGAGTTCGGCTCGGTGCCCAACCTGGGTGACGAGAACAAGTACCAAGGCCGCGACCACGACCTGCTCGTGTTCGACGAGGCAGCCAACTTCCTTGAGGCGCAGGTGCGCTTCCTGCTGGGCTGGGTGCGCTCGGCCACGGCAGGCGTGCACAGCCAGGCGTTGCTCACCTTCAACCCACCGACCAACGCTGAGGGCCGATGGGTCATCGACTTCTTCGGGCCGTGGCTCAACAAGAAGCACGAGCTCTACCCCGCCATCCCTGGCCAACCGCTGTACGCTGCCATGCTGCCAGCGGCCAACGGCACCAGCAAGGACGTGTGGACGCACAACGGCGAGCCCCTCACTGGCGCGCCCTTCGTGATGGTGGACGGCGAGTTGGTGTTCGACTTCGACCCGGCCGACTACAAGGTCGAAGACATCGTCTACCCCCGCTCACGCACGTTCATCCCCTCGCGCATCTCGGACAACCCACACTTGGTGGGCACCGGCTACATGTCGCAGCTGCAGGCTCTGCCCGAGCCACTGCGCAGCCAGATGCTGTACGGCGACTTCCAGGCCGGCGTCGAGGACGACGTGTGGCAGGTCATCCCCACTGCCTGGGTGGAGCGTGCGCAGAAGCTGTGGCGTGAGATGCCACGCCGTGGCGAGATGCTGTCGCTGGGCTGCGATGTGGCACGAGGCGGCAAGGACAACACGGTCATCTGCACGCGGCACAAGACGCCCGAGACCGAGCACTGGTACGACAAGCTGCAGGTCACGCCCGGCACCGGCACGCCCAACGGGCCGATGGCTGCTGGCCTGGTGGTGGGCGCCTCGCGCGACCGCACGCCGCAGCACATCGACGTGATTGGCGTGGGGGCCTCGGTCTACGACAGCCTGATCACGGCCGACCAGCCCGCCATCGCGGTGAACGTGTCCGAGCGCGCACCGGGCACCGACCTGAGCGGACAGCTGACGTTCATGAACCAGCGCAGCTGGCTGTGGTGGCGCTTCCGCGAATTGCTGGACCCGTTGAACAACCACGCGGTGATGCTGCCCCCGGACCAAGACCTGCTGGCCGAGCTCTGCGCGCCGAAGTGGAAGCTGTCAGGCAAGGAGATCCAGGTCGAGAGCCGCGAGGACGTGGTCAAGCGTGTGGGGCGCAGCCCCGACCGGGCCACCGCCGTGATCCTGGCCAGCATCGAGACGCCCAAGCTGCACCTGCTGGACCGGTCGGCGCATAACGAGGCAGTGCTTAACTACGATCCAATGCGTTCGATGCGCTAATCCGCAGACTTTCACACATTCGCACCTAGGACCACGCCATGTGCACCAGCAAACCCGACATGCCCGCAGCTGCAGCCCCCGCCCCCGCTGGCCAAGAGGCCAAGGCACCTGACGCGCAGGCATCGGCGCAGGCCACCTACAACAAGCGCAAGCCCAACAAGCCCGTCGGCACCCTGCTGACCGGCAACGACGGCGTCATGGGCGCCACAGTGGGCAAGACCTCGCTGCTGGGCGACTGAGCCCATGTCACTCCTGAACGACGACAACCACGAAGACCCGCGCACCCTGCGCGAGCGGCTGCTTGCGCGCAAGTCGGCCATGTGGCTGGAGCGCTCGACATGGGAGTCGCGCTGGCGTGATGTGGCCGAGTTCCAGCAGCCGATGCTGGGCATGTTCGACGTGAGCCAGACGAACCAGGGCACGCGCAAGGACTTCTCGATCTACGACAACACCGCGACCAAGGACGGCCGCGTGCTGGCCTCTGGCCTGATGTCGGGCATGACCAGCCCCGCACGGCCATGGTTCAAGACCGGCCTGCCCGACAAGGAGCTCGCCGAGGCGCCGGCCGTGAAGGCCTGGCTGCACAAGGTGGACGTGCTGATGCGCGCGATGTTCGCGCAGAGCAATACGTACAACTCGCTGCACTCCATGTACATGGAGCTCGGCACCTTCGGCACTGCGGTCTCCATCGTCGAGGACGACTTCGAGAACCTGATCCGGCACTTCCCCTGCACCATCGGCGAGTACGCTTTGGGCCAGGACGAGTACGGGCGCATCGACTCGATGGCCCGCCCACGGCGCATGACAGTGGCCCAGCTGGTGCGCAAGTTCGGCATGAAGAACTGCAGCGCCCGGGTGCAGCAGGCGTGGAAGTCGCGCCAGCTGGACCAGTGGGTCGACATCATGCACATCGTGCAGCCCCGTGATTTCGCCGAGCGCGCGCCAGGCGCCAAGGACGCGAAGTCCATGGCCTGGGGCTCGTACTGGTTCGAGCTCGCGTCCGAGAACAAGGACATGCCCGACGGCGGCCTGCTGCTCAACAGTGGCACGCCACGGTTCAACGTGCTGGCCGCGCGCTGGGACTTGAAGCCCGGCGACATCTACGGGCGCAGCCCCGGCATGGAGTGCCAAGGCGACGTGCGCCAGCTGCAGTTCAACCAGCTGCGCAAGGCCCAGGCCATCGACTACAAGGTCAACCCCCCGCTGCAGGCGCCCACCGCCATGAAGGGCCAAGGTGCGAACCGCCTGCCGGGGGGCTTGTCCTACTACGACGCCCAGACGCCCGGCGCTGGCGTGCGCTCGTTGTTCGAGGTCAACATCGACCTGAGCCACCTGCTCGAGGACATCAACGACATCCGCATGCGGATTGACGCGAGCTACTACAAAGACCTGTTCCTCATGCTCTCGAGCATGGCACCCGACGCGCGCATGACCGCCACCGAGGTGGCCGAGCGCCACGAGGAAAAGCTGCTCATGCTTGGCCCCACCTTGGAGCGCCTGCACAACGAGTTGCTGAGCCCCATGATCGAGATCGGCTTCGCCCGTATCGTGAGCGCCGGCATCCTGCCGCCCCCACCTCCCGAGTTGCAGAACATGGAGCTTGAGGTGGAGTTCATCAGCGTGCTGGCCCAGGCTCAGCGCGCCGTGGCTGCGAGCGGCGCCGACCGACTGCTGACCACCATCGGCAACCTGGCAGCCTTCTGGCCCAAGGTGCTCAACAAGGTCAACGTGTACCAAGCGGTGGACGACTACGCCGAGATGTTCGGGGTCAACCCCGAGATCATCATGGCCGACGAGGACGCCGACGCGGCGGCGGCCGAGCAAGCGCAAGCTGCTCAGGCCCAGGCCCAGGCCGACGCCATGCCCGCCATGGCCCAGACGGCGAAAGCCGTCAGCGGCATCGATCCTGACGCAATGACCAACGTGATGCAGAGCCTGCAGGGCTACAGCACACCAGGCGGCGCATAAACGCAAGAGACTGCAAAACAATGTCGACACATACAGGGCATGTCGCCGAAGACCCGATTGCCAAAGCACTGCAAGAGCACAGCCCCCAGGCGAAGGCTCAAGCTGCCAAGGCTGAAGCGGTCAAGCTGGAACTCCAGAACGAGGACATGCGCTGGCTGATGGGCCATGCGCAAGGGCGCCGAATTGTGTGGCGGTTGCTGGAACGGGCTGGGGTCTACCGAGACTCCTTCACCGGTAACAGCACCACCTTCTACAACGAGGGCAGGCGCGCGATGGGATTGTTTGTGCTTGACCAGCTGATGGAAGCGTGCCCTGAAAAGTACGCCCAGATGATGAACGAGCAAAACCGAAAGCAGAAAAATGCCGAATGACGTGATCGTGGACGGGGCACAACCAAGCAACCCGACCGGCGCACCGACCCAACCGCTGCCAGGTGCAACGGACCCAGGTAACACTGGTGCTCCTGCGGACCCGAATGCGAAACCAGCTGAAGGCGCTGAGCCGAAAGCTGGCGAGAAGAAGGAAGGCAATGGCCCTCCTGCCGAGTACAAGTTCGAAGTGCCCGAGGGCATGGTGCTTGACGAGGTAGCGGCCGGTGAGTTCAGCGTCCTCGCCAAGGACATGGGACTGAGTCAAGAGAACGCGCAGAAGTTGGTCTCGTTGTACGCAGCGAACCAGGCGAAAGCCGCTGACGCGTACGCTGACCAGATCGCCAAGTGGGGCGAAGAAACGAAGAGCGACCCAGAAATCGGCGGCGAGAAGCTGGCCGAGAACCTGGCCATCGCGAAGCGCGCTGTCGATCTCGCACCGCCGGCCTTCAAGGCGTGGTTGACCGAGAGCGGCAACGGGAACAATCCCGTCGTCGTCAAGGCCATGATCGCCATGGGCAAGGCACTGAGTCCCGATTCTGTGGCGAAGGGTGACAAGAGCGGCAGCGCTGCTCCCAAAGACCCGGCCAAGACCCTGTTCCCGAACATGAACTGACCGCAACGCAACGCAACCAAATTAAACGAGGTACCCAATGGCTGCTCTTTCCACAAACAACCCCACGCTGCTCGACGTGAGCCGCACGCTCGACCCCGATGGCAAAGTCGCCACCATCGTTGAACTGCTCGCCGCAGTCAACCCGGTGCTGGACGACATGGGCTGGGTCGAGGGCAACTTGCCCACCGGTCACAAGACCACGGTGCGTACCGGCTTGCCGACCCCCACCTGGCGCAAGCTGTACCAAGGCGTCCAGCCCGGCAAAGCCACCAACGCACAGGTCACCGACACGACCGGTATGTTGGAAGCCTACGCCGAGATCGACAAGGCCTTGGCCGACCTGAACGGCAACACCAGCGCTTTCCGCCTGACCGAAGACGCCGCGCACATCGAGGGCATGTCCCAGGAGATGGCCAGCACGCTGTTCTACGGCAACGAGGGCACCGAGGCCGAAGCCTTCACCGGCTTGTCGCCACGCTACAACTCGCTGTCGGCTCAGAACGCTGACAACATCATCGACTTCGGCGGCACCGGCTCGGACAACATGTCCATCTGGCTGTGCGTCTGGGGCCCGAACACCGGCCACGGCATCTATCCCAAGGGCAGCAAGGCTGGCCTGCAGATGGAAGACAAAGGCCAGGTGACCATCGAGTCGGCCCAAGGCGTCGCCGGTGCGCGCATGGAAGCCTACCGCTCGCACTACCGCTGGGACTGCGGCCTGTCGATTCGCGACTGGCGCTACTTCGTGCGCATCGCCAACATCGACTTCAGCGTGCTGAACGCTGGTGACGCTGGCGCCCTGACTTCGCAGCAGGCTCTGATCACCGCCATGATCAAGGCCAGCGAGCGC